AGATCTCCGTGCTTGTCTTTCTTTCCGGTCTTGTTTTCTTCGTTTTGTTCTGTTTGGTCTGTTGGTTCGGTTGGTTCCTTTGGTTCGGTTGGCTCGGTTGGCTCGGTTGGCTCGAACACCTGCTTAGAATTAACTAGCGATCTTGACTCAGTGATGAGCGTAAACTGTGATTGGTCATCAAAATAAATGGTGTTATCTAATTCTGCTAAGCCAGTTAATACCAAGATGTTGCCATGAAAGTCACTGACATCATCGGTCATACCAGCAGGGCCGTTGGGTGCGTCTTTAATATATTTAATTTTCATAGTGACCTCGTATTTTTTATGAGTAGATGCTAATAGCGAAGGAAGGGCGCTACTAATACCTACTCATAAAAAACCCCAACACATGGTTGAGGTATTGGTCAGTCTTAAGCTAAATGGTGTTTAAGCTTATGGGATTAGTGAGTAGTCAATATAAGCAGCGGCTGTAGTACGGCGTGGTGCCCAAGTGATATGGCGTTCTGCTCGAATGGCAGTCATGTTCTGTTGCCATAAGTTGACCAAAGTGGTCGCACCCATGTCGATAGTAGCTTGGTCACTGAAGGCAACTTCGACTTCACCATCGTCTGCAAGATATAGCTCAGACGGTTTGACCAAAGCAATAATTTCACCAGCGTTTTCCGATTCAATGACAGGGATGCCGTCTAAGCTTTTTTCGCCAGGACCGTTAGCCATGTCAGGATAGTAGCGAGCACCTAAGGCGTCACGTAAGCGGCCCATCGCACTAGCGCGGGTGGCGCTCATCACGTAATGAGCATCAGTTAAAGACAGGTTTTTGGCGATGAAGTTATCAGTTAGCGCGGCAATATCAGCATCATATGCAGCAGCAGTGACACCAGTAGCGACTATCTTGACAGCGCCATGTAATACACCGGCAGGCCGCGCGGCTGTTTGTGCAGCATCGTCCATAAACGTCGTATCAATAAGAGTGGCAGATGCTTCAACCAAATCGTTAAGTAACATCTGATCTGTACTAGGTGATGATAGTTTAAGCAAGTCATCAGTACGGACCACGATACCAGCCAATTTATGATGCTTGATTTCAACAGTATTAAACGTTGGATTGGTAGCTGGTTTTGCAGCACCTTCGCCGACCCAAGCTGCTACTGCGCCAGTTGCCATGCCTGGAATAGTTGCGTTAAATGGGGCAGCGCGCATAAATGAAGCTAGCTTATCAACGATAGTCTCAGCACGTAACAGCTCAACGAACTCATTGGCCAATTGGTGCTCAACGATTAATGGGCTTGAGTTAGTCGTATTGAGTACGACAGCTTTTTCTAGCGCTTGTATGACACGCGGGTCCATACCTTGTGATTTGGCGATATCAAGAGGGCTGATATAGTTGCCGTTCTTTTGTTGCAGCACCGCAAGGGCTTTAGCTTTTGCAAGCTGAGCAAAGCCGATGCCTTTTTTGGCGTGGTTTGGCTTAACTGTTACACCTTTGGCGGCAGCTGCTGGATCGGCTGCACCTTCAGCGCTTGCGGCTGCTTCGTCTGGGTCTTCACCAGCAGCTGGTGTAGCGTCAGTGATTGCAGTTTTTGCATCATCAATGAAGCCTTCAACTCGTGCTAAATTGGTTTTAAGGCGTTCAATTTCAGCTTCTAGTACAGCGATTTCATCTTCTTCACCGTCGTCAGCTGTGCGACCATCATCAGCGGCTTTGGTCATGATGCCTTGAATCTTGCCTTTTTTAGATTTGATGGTCGCAAGGATTTGCGCGCGTTGTTTTTCCCACATAGGTCATTCTCCGGATAGTAAGCGTATGCTGCCCTGATTAAGGTCAACTAATTTGATGGATTTGGATGTTGTTACTGGTTGCCCGTCAGTTTGCACTGGGGCGCTTTTAGATAGTTCTGGTACTGGTGCATTGGCTGATGATTTTGGTGGTATTGTTGGAGATTTCTCAGCATCCGAAAAAGCTTGCTTGATACTTTTGACGCTAGTAATCACGGCATCGGGGTTTGCAGGGACGGTAACGGCGGATAATTCGTACCATTCCCATTCTTTAATATGCAATCCCCAACTGTCTTCGAGATAGTTATATTCAAGCGGTCTAAAACCAATAGACAAGCATTTGACCAATCCCGATTTGATGGACTGCCAGGCTTCATCAGTGCGATTCTTAAGAGTGCCTTCTTCTGCAATTTTGACGATAGTGGCGGTGATCTCAATGCCCTCATCGGTGACGGTCGCATCAGTCACTTCGCCAATGGGGTGGTTGTGGTTATGCTGCCAAAGAAAGGGGATAGGCAAGGCAAATTTAGCGCCGACCATATCCAACATGTCATTATCACGGTCTTGCTTAGGTGTCGATGCAATGCCAGTAATAGTGCGCGTTTCTTCGTCTTCGGTTATCGCCTTAACCTTTAGTACGCTATAAGCTTTGGTCATAAGGTTTCTCGTTATAAAATTTGGGCAAAATAAAACCGCCCTTATCGGCGGTCTTGGTTGTCTTTTTTACGTCGCTTTGAGTAAGTGACGATTGCTATATCTATCAGCAGCACAATGGCTCTGAGCAATCGTGATTTTTTGATCATGGTGTTTACTCACTCTTTGGCGGCGATGGTCTCGGCTGATAGCCTTTGCCATTGGTGCCATCATAATCAATAGGCTTTCTAGGGGCTGTAATTATGCGATGTACAATCGCGCCTAGGACTAAACCTGCAATGAAGATAAGCACAAAGATAGCGTTATCGCTTAGATAGATGCACATAGTTAAATCCTAGAGAATAAAAAACCCACCGGTTGGTGGGTTTTTATTGATATAAGTTATTTATTTTATTAAAAAGTTCTTGGACCAGCGCTACCATAATGGTTTTTCTTTGGCTCAGTTGGCTCAGATTCATTACCTAGCTCAGTTAAAAGCTCTTGAAAAGCTGTTTCACGCTCTTCTGCACCTTGATACCATTCTTTAGCAAGCTTTTTGGCTTTTTCGGAAACTCTTTTCGACACGCTACCGTTGTTATCATTAACGACTAAAGCTTTGGTAAATTCAAAAACAGTGTTCTCAAATTCCTCAAACGTTACATCTATACTCATAGCATCACACTCCATGTTAAAACATCAGTCATATAAATTTGACTTATGTTTAGGTTGCTAGCCTACCACCATGCTAAATTTACTCTTAATAGTACTTATTGAGCTTTCAGTGTGGTAAGTCTTTTCACTAGTAATAATAGTGCATCGACTGCCATGATCTATGATGCCTGTCACACTACCCACTCTAATATATGCATTATATCTAATGTTGCTATCAACACAAGCCAACTTAATAAATTGATTGTTAATTTGCTGTATTTGACTATCCATAAAAACTCCGTTGTAAATTTATAATATTGATAACTTACTATGGAGGCTAGATATGAATATATCAACACTTGTTAGACAAAAAACATTGTAGGTGCGCTAGTCTTAGGCGGTTCGGGGTTCAGGCTCATTAAGGCGACGGCGTTTAGCATGCCAATGACAGGGTCAATCTTAGCAGTGCCTGATTCAGCCTTACTAATCATCGTGCCACTGCCTCTGACCACGGTCCGAGAGTTACCAACACACCAAGCCATCATGTCTTGGTCAGCATGTATAAGATGTTTACGCGCAATCTTATTTTCAGCGGTCTTGATATAGCCGGACATCTTGAAACCTTGACTGACGCCAACAATTTTATCATCTGGTATCTCTACAGCATCAAGCTCTTCTATGAGTGTGCCAATGCCAAGTGGGTCAAGTCCGATTTGGTCAAGCTTACCGCTATCAAATACTTGTTTGCACAGCTGAGCGACTTGCTCTGACTCATCGCCGATGTTTTTTACAATGATAAGATCGCCGTCCTTCTCAAACCCTTTTAATGTTGGCGCAATAGACATACGACGTTCTAGTGCAATCGTGTGGCACCAAGCGCGCGTCCATACCCACCACGGCTTAATTTGTACTTTCTGTTTGGTGATGCTGTCCTCATACTCTCTTAGTACGACAGGCAGCCGACCGACAGCCGCAAATCCTAACAAGTCGTCTAGTCCACCGCCATCGATACCGATTGTGATGACTTCTGACGCCTCAATAAGCTCCTCTAAAGTAAATGGCATAGGAGCGGCTGCTGCTTTCCAAAACTCAGTAGCAGCCCAACGGTTGGCTCGTAGCGATATGCCAATTTGTACGTTCAAATGCTTGGCGGTAAAATCTTGCAGCTCCTCTTTGCCTTCATCTTCTGCTTTTTTAAATTCACGCTCTAAAAATTTGACACTGACAGACGCGCCAAGATTGGGGTTAGTGATATACCAATTATCTGGATTAAGATATAACTCATCATCGATGTATTTTTTTGGGAACTCATAGAGTAGACCCAAGAACTGCGGGTCAACGACTTTGCCGTCGCGTACTGCGCGCGCATAGTCTAGTTTTTGTTTAAAGATGCCAGCAGGCTGCTCATCGGGCATGGTACTTAGATATACAACAAACCCTTCTGGGCGTGAAGCCAATCCGCCAGTTGCTTCACGTAGCATTGATGCCGCATTAGCACGTTTGCCAAATAGCCAAAGCTCATCGATGAGCACATAGCTGAATTTACTACCGCCGAGCGTGTCAGATTCAGCCGCGTAAACCTTTAGGGTGGCATTGGTACCTAAATGCGTAATAGTGCGCGTGTGCGGCGATACGTTGAACATAGCGGACAATTCAGGGTCAGCGCTAATCATATCGCTTGCGGGGCCATAACTGGCATTTGCGACTTCTTTTGTCGGTGCAATAATCGCGAGGCTTGCACTGAATCGCTCATTGAGCACTAGCGCGATCATCATAATGCCAGCGGCAAGAGTAGACTTGGTATTCTTTTTGCTGATGAGCAAAAAGAACTCAGTAATCAGCCGCTCTTTACTCTCAGTATTATAAGCACCAAAAATAGCAGCGATAAACTCACGAGCCCATTCGCGGGTGACATCACCAGCGGCAGGGCTGCCAATCATATCGACTAGTATTAGACTGTCAAATATTTTGAGTGCAATATCAGCCACGTCCTGATTGAGCGGCTTACATGGCATGAGAGACTCACCGGCGACTATGCGCTTTTCCCAGTCGAGTAAGGCTGTCGACCAGGTTGTTATCATGATGGGCTCTTATTGAGTAGTTTTTGAAGTATACATATCTGGCTGATTATTAAGCGTCGCAAACCTACCAGTGTTAGTAGCGGTTTTAGCATCCAGCTTGTTTTGCGCTTTCTTACCAATTGGCGCGGGCTTCGGCTCTTCGTATTGGATGGCAATAGTGGCGCAGCTGATGCGGTCTTTCATTGACTTGGCTGGGTTCTTATAAACAGTTTGAAAGAAGTGCAAAGCATTAACCAGCTCAACGACTTCAGCAGATTCACCTTCAGTAGTTTCACCAGTCTTTAAAAGATTGATGGCGCGCAATTCAGTGATACGATCTTGGACCAATTCATCGTCATCAAGATTCTTAAGTTGTCGTTTTGCATTTGCTTCGTTTTTAGCTTTATAACCAGCGGCTGCCATCGCCTCTAATTCATCAAGGCCGTCAGCGACGTTTTGGCAGTACGCTTCCTTTCTTTTAGTTAGTGACATAATGAGAACCTTTCTCAATTAAATGTAATCGGAAAAATGGAAAAATAATTTCAATTTAGGATTTTTTTTGCGCGTGGGAGGGGGAGTGGTGTCCGCTGGGTTTGCCCAGAAATAAAAACACCTCCCCCCGGGTTATTTCCAAGAAAATATCTTAAATTTCTTGGCTTTCTGCATGCGTTTTCGGCTTATGACAAGCGGTGCAGATGGTTTGGAGGTTGCTGTCATCGTCAGTACCACCGCGAGCGACGTTGAGAATATGATCTAGCTCAAGCTCGCCACCAACACGGCCGCAAACTTGGCATGTATATTTGTCGCGCTTGAATATCTCTTCGCGCTTTCGGCGCCAAGGTCGACCGCCGCGTCCGTGTCCCCATCTTGATTTGGGTTGATGGGTGTCGTTGACTGCTTTGGTGCCGATAGTTGTGAGGCGTGGGCGTAGGGTTTTGAGCGCCATGCTTTATTACCTCCAAAAAGAAAGCCCGCTGCGGGGGCAACGGGCTTAACTGGTAATGTTTGTTTGAGTCTGCTTTATGATTAGGCAGGAACTTCGAATATAGGAAAATCATAGATGAAACGGTGCCATTATTCAAGTAGCTTCTGAATAGCCACCCACTTGTAATTGTATCTTAGCCCTTGCAGTTTCTGCGTTGCGGTCCATGTCAATTAGTATAAATTCAACATGATTGGATAGTTTGTTACGTATCCATGTACGTTTTGGTATGCCAGAGAACGAGATGCGTTCGTTGCCGCTCCAGGCATAACCGGTAGATTCGTTGATTGGGTACTGGCATTCTACTAGGGCCGTACTAACTACCTTATCTAAATACTTACTTGGTATCTCTTTTGATAATAGTTCAGTATAAGCAGTTACCAAGCGAGGTTGTACCGATTCAGGAAAGCCATCATGTAGATAGTGATAACAATCTGATTCTAGTTCAGTTAAGTTTGCGTAGGCTTCAGCGGCTGCTCTTAAATATTCTTGTCTCATTGTCATTCCCATTGTTTTCCTAAAAGACGGTAATAAATCATTTATCAAATACTATCTAAATAACCTGCTATCTGTAATTTTATCTGGGCATTTGCTGATGATGCATTATGATTCATATCATTTAATATAAAGTTAATATGATTAGATAGTTGATTGTTAGACCATGTTGATTTTGGAATGCCAGCAAATGCAGCACGTTCATTACCACTCCAAGCATAACCGGTAGATTCGTTGATTGGGTACTGGCATTCTACTAGGGCCGTACTAACTACCTTATCTAAATACTTACTTGGTATCTCTTCTGATAATAGTTCAGTATAAGCGGCTACCAAGCGAGATTGGATAGATGTATCGAAACCATCGTTCAGATAATGGTAGCAATCTGATTCCAATTCACTAAGGTTTGCATAGGCTTCAGCTGCTGCTTTTAGATATTCGTAACGCATGATAAACATCCCCCGTTATTTATAACCAATATATATATGGGTTCAGGGTTATGTCAAAGGTTAAGGGTTATGCTTTAAACACTGCACCTCTACAACCCTTTATTTATAATACTTATAGACGAAAGGTTAAGGGTTTAAGGGGTTTAAGGGTTATATTTACGCACGGGATAAAAATTATATAGTAACTAATATTAGATATATTTAAGTTATTTATTTATTTTCCGCGCGCGCACAAGCAAAAACCCTGCAACGTCTGCTACAGGGTCTTGTATCGCTTGGTGTTATTGGCTTGTAGAGGTTAAGGGTTTGATTTTAACTGTGAACCTAACCCTTAAACCCTGCACCTAATTATTGTTTTGGGTCGTAAACATTATTGATTGCGAGCTTGAATCGGTGAATCTGTCCGCCGATCCAGTCTTGTTGAGTACCAAACTTATCAGATGGATAAGATGTTGGCAAGGCTATAGCTAGGACCATGGCTTGCTTTGCAGCATTCATATTGGGCGTTCTATATTTTAGCCGTGATTTAGCTTCGCGTCTACCAATATATGTCATAATTTTGGTTTCGGTGGTTGGCCGTTCGCCGCCTCTTTGGCACCATTGGCGATAAACAAAATATAAATCACCACTAAGGCAGCAGCAGTAAGGTATCTCTAGGTTATTATTTGACCAATCATCATAGAAAACCTCCCAGTTTGGTTGACTTAACCTGATCACTTCGCGCTTACTCTGAGTCATGATAGCCGGTGTATGTGCTGTCTGGTCTTTTAAGTCAGTCATCAGAAGCAAAGTATAAAAAGCCCTTAGCATCTTGTCATCGTTATCGGATAGAGCAGCCGCGACATTATTTAGAATGGGTTCGGGAATCTTTTGTTGCGGATAGCAGACTACATGTCGCCTGTCATTTTGTTCCAGCGCTAAGGGTTTCATATTGTTTGATAAGAATATTGCATTAACAAAGTTATCTTGCTGCCAGCCACTCATAAACTTCTTACTGATGTAAATTGTATTGCCTGTTACCAACTGCTTGACCATGCCCATTTGCGAGTAGCTATCGCTTCCGCTAAAAATCTCTTCGAACAATGCATATAACTTATTCGATACCCAATCATTGTACTGAGAGTCAAGCTGACCTTGACCAAGCGTGACAGCATAATCACCATAGATACGTGACATAATTCGATCAAAGAATAGTGACTTACCGGCGCCTTGTACTTCGCCATGAAATATCAGGGCGGTATCAAGTTTGGTACCAGGCTGCTGCAAGGGTATTGCTAACCATCTAAGTACCCATTGGTAAACTTCATCACTGCCTTCACAGAGATGTAATAGTAGGTCGGTGATAGGCTTGCACATTGCAGCGGCGTCACTGAGCTCAGTTTCAATCGGCTTGAGTGGCAGACCATCAAATGTATTGATAGCAATGTCTTTGTCATGCTTGGGTGTTTTGGTGCGAGTCGGGTCAAACCAGATATTGTCCGCTTTGATAGTAATGCGTGCTTCTGACTTAAGCCAAATCTCATACTCATTAGGACGTGCAAGCTTAATGGTATCAACGGGCAAACGAATACGCTCAACGTCATCCCAAACTTCTTTGGTGCCATAGATCAAAAAGTAGCGCTGAAACATCGATTGAGCTTCGACAGCCATCATTACATCTAAATCTTTTGCAACTTCGGATTTAGTAATTTTTCGGTGTGGTGCTTTCCACCACAAATCAGCTAAGTTCTTATTACCAATCTCATTGGCGAACTGCGTTTTTGTATACTCAATCTTTTGCTCAGTGTCATAAACTTTATTAGTCACTTTGCCGATATCGGTAATTTGAGCATAACGCTTAATCATATTAGCGAGACGCATCTCTTGTTCAACGTCAGCCGGTACATTGTTATTAGGTTGAGTAGTAGGTGCAGCATTAGTAGCCTGATCGTCATTGGCAGCTTGAGTTACTACTGATTTGTTTGCTAGTGCATATTTGATTTGGCGGGCTACTTCATTAAGTCCGGAAGCGTCAGCGAGGTCGTTAAAGTCTGTATGTTTTTTGCCTTGCATTACGCCGCATCCTTATCTATGTCTAATATATCGAAGCTTGGGGTGACTATCTCACCATTGATGCTAATCGCAGCTTGCTGTGCCTTATGAATACCGGCGTTATACTCAACAAGCGGTTTTGGCTCTTTACCGTCTGCAATGTCCTTATCGCGCATTTTGACAGCAGTTGCGCTATCGTCATCAGCACAGATAATGATGCGATGATTGGGATATTGAGCGCGGATAGATTGGGCGACCGGTATTAGATTGTTTGCATTAAATGCGACAATCACGGGCAAGCTATAGCTCATTGCGTCAAACACAGTAGCACCAGTGGCATAACCCTCACATATCAATATCACACCAGCGATAAACATAGCAGGACTGCCAATCGTAAAGTAAGCACCGCTTACCAAGCCGCCTTTTAAAAACAGCTTTTCGCTATCAGGTGCGATGGTTTGCACGTTGACCAGTGTTATTTGTTGTTTGTCAGCATTGTGGTAATACATGGGAATGATTAAGTTATCATTAGCGTCTTGGCTCAACCCAATTGCTGAGACGTTTTTGCGTAGTAAATATGGATGATCGTCAGCGGCTGGCTTTGAGTTATCCCAAATGCTTTGGGCGCGACTGGCAGCATCAATGCGAGCCTGACGCTTTTCAGCTTTCTCCACTGCTTCGCGCTCGACTTGCTGTGATTGCCACTGAGTGCGTTGCTCATCTGTGACTGTGCTAGTCACATCAAGGCCAATAGCCCCTGCAATCAGCTTGTTGGTGTCATAAACATCAAAACCAGTATATTGCTGTACGAGCATGAAGCCATTACCAGCGCCGCATTGTGAGCATATCCAAGTGCCTTCGCCGCGCTTATCGTCACAGCGAAAGCGATTGCTGCCACCGCACATAGGGCATGACTGATGCTGATGGGCTGGTTTAGTGAAGCTGATGCCAGCGGCAGGGAATATCGTCGAGACATAGTTGCCGACAGCGGCTGCACGTATGGCATCAAAATCTAATGGGGTGCGTTTATCTGTCATTGTGTCTCTCCATATTGCGTTTGGAACTTTCTGAAATCCCATGAATATGACGAATTAATGCTTGGCAGTCTCTTTGAATACGCGCATTTTCGTCAGGTTTGATAATCTTGTCAGCATAAGCATCAATAGCAGTGCTATTTAAGTCAGCAAACTTTTGACCTAATAAAGCAAGGTCCATCATTTCATCACCCTGAGTATCGGGGGCAGGCAGTAAGAACCATCCGGCGGCGCCATGAGCGCAGCAAATAGCATCCATGATTAACGACGACTGGGTATGCTCGAGCACGAGTTCAATCGTTTCAGGCGCTAGTGTGTGGCAATCACGGTTTGGATTCACTTGTAATGCAAGCGTGTTGTAGTTAACGCCATAGATATCAGCAATCTTGCCCAGTGTGCCGCGCTCTTTTTTGCAAGCGTGGTAGACGGATTGTTCCAGTGGTAATACGCAATGTTCTGCGCGCTGAGCTGATGTAAATATTTTAGTCGACATATTGCCCCCGTTATTGTCGTTCTTTTATTTCGGCTTTAGCGTTAAGCTAGTTGTTGTTGATTACTTGGATCGTTTGCAGGTTGGGGAGCAGGGAATATGTCTGGACGTAATTCATAGCATGGAATACCGGTTACTTCTGATATTTTAGCGACCCATTTAGCACTTGCCTTTTCATCTCTATTTACCATTGAACTAATTTGGGAAGCGTTTTTCATACCTAGTCTTTTGGCTAGATTAGTTTGTGAACCAGCAATTTTGATGGCAGATATCAGTGCTAGCTTAGATATTTCTTTATCGTTATCAGTCATTATTAACTCCAATTGCGTTTATTTAAGACATATTAATGCAATTGCTTTAATTATGCAAATGCAAAATGGATTATATTAATAAAGCATTTGCATTTATCATTGATGAGTTAAGGCACTTGCCTATATCGTTTAAATTAAACAGAGGAAGATAGGTCATGGCATTTGGTCATAGAGTACGAGATATTCGTATTAAGAAAGGTATGACTCAGCAGCAACTTGCCGACTCAGTGAATGTTAATCAACCTGTAATTGGCAGTATAGAGTCGCGCGATAGTGAGACATCGAAACATGCCTCAAAAATAGCTGATGCTCTATCAGTTAGCTTGGATTGGTTGCTTACAGGTAAAGGAAGTGAGCCATTTTTAGAAGGTGATGCAAAAGAGGTTGATCACGAATGTGGGTTGGTAGTTTGCGATAAAGGTACTCCATTATTGGATGATGATATAGAACTACCTTTGTATACCAATAGGTTTGTTACTGATGTATGTAGCGCTGAAGCTACAGTCTTAGAGGCCAGACGTAAGCTTCGGTTCAGTAAGCAGACGCTTAAAGAGGCAAATGTTAATTATGAAGATGCCATTGTGATAAAGCTTATTGACGATAATATGGCGCCTTTAATTTTAGACGGTTCAACCATAGTTGTTGATACGAGCAAAGCTAATATACCAATCAAAGACAATCGTATATACGCATTAGAAAGCGATGGTGATTTGAGATGCAAGTATATCCAGCGCGTGCCTGGCGGTAAGGTAAAACTGATAAGTGAAAATCCTATGTATGACGATGAATTATATGAAATGGATGAATTTTCAAAAATTTATCGAATTATTGGCTGGGTTTTTTGGTGGTCAACACTGGCTAAGTGGTAATAAAACAAAGGAGTGTTTTTATGCCGAAGATAAATGAAGGTTATGAATTTAAGACAGCTGTAGTAGGGGAGTCTAACTATAAAACAGCTTTAAAGAAGTGTTACAACGATCCAAATGCTTATAGGAAAGGCCAAGGAGTGTTTTTAGATGTAACGCTGAAGCTTGAAAATAACAACAAGTATGATGATAAGGCAGTTGCTGTCGTATCTAAATACGGTACTATTGGTTATTTGCCTAAAGAAACTGCAAGGAAATATCGTAAAGATAGTAACGAGCAAGATAGCAACACTGTTAGAGCTAAAGTTACTACTACTGATCCTAAGTCTAATCTATATGGTGTATGGATAGATTTGCGCTATGAAAATGTTAATGCTGCAGGAGGCAAGGTTGAACCTGTAGCCAGTAATGCAAATAAAAGCTTTTGGAGTAAGATTTTTGGATAATTAATAAAATAAATATTGCAATTGCATTGACATTCTTTAATGCAATTGCTTTAATATACTCGTAATCAACAAAACGGGTATATTGTCATGTCACATAATCAGAACACTGATAGTTCACAAACGCAGCGTACTCGCTACGAGAACAAGCGTCTTCAAGACATACTCTGTGAGCGGAATCAACGCCTTCAAATTGTCGAACAACAACTTACTAATACACAGCTTGGCCATAAGCATGCGTGCAAAAATACTCGTATGTTTATGGCTTTGTGCATTTTGTTGATTGTGATTTTGGTTTTGGGAGGCGTGTAATGAGTAATGTCGCCAATGTCAAGCCGAGCATAATTCTGATATCACTAATTCAAAACGCTACGCTCAGCAATGCTGTCAGTCGTATCGCATTGCGCAATGCAAATAAACAGTGGCGTGCTCATACGATTAAGCCAATATGCAACCGCGACCAGAAAACTATGATTGATGTCGCTGACCAGCTGCGGCTTATCATTTTGCAAGTGTCACAGCGTCGTTGCCGTATTAACCCAATGTATTGGGCACCACTGATACATCTAGAGGCTGATTTGCGCAACGCATATACGAACAATATCAACCTCGAGCCGCTACTTGATACTGTAGCAGCAAATAGCGACCATAACGAGGTAGCTTAATGTCAACAAATAAACAAAAACTCAAGAACCCTTTGCTTATAAATGTTAGCGGAGCACCTCACATTGGAGTGACTGCCGCATGCGACCGCGTGCAACGCTGTTTAAATGCGCAAGGCATCATCACCGATGTCATCACACTTGAGCGTGGCATTGATGTTAACAACTTTGATGATTGTTACTTACTTGGCAACTATAGCCATTTAGATGTCATCTTATTTGATAAGCATCGTAATGCTGACTCCGCTGTTAAACGCCGCCTAATTCACCCGCTTTGGGATACTGAAGGTGTCACACCTGATATCAGCGTATTGCTTAACTGCTCGCTTGAGAACTACCAACGGCGTATCAGCAACCGCAGCGACAAGCGCAAGAAAGCTGAACACCATGGCTTTTACTTAGAAATTGATAAAGAGCATTACGGTACTAGCAACCATCATGTCATCAACACAGATGGTAAAAACGGGTTGTTATATGCAGCCGGTACTATAAAGGGTTTCATATTGCGGGAGCTGCGGAAATGAGATTATCACTTGTACTAACTAACGACCAAGAAGTGAAACCTAGAGTTTTAGCCATAATTAGCAATATTAGCCAGACTCTTGGAATGGAAGTGCAATCTGTAAAAATTAAACAGCGAAATGACACTGTCTTTGATTGTGACTATGACCCTTTATCAGGTGAGGAGGTTGTACAGGCATTTGAATGCTGGAATTGCATTCTCAAAGTCGAAGTCCATTTGGTATTTAAAAGGCAGATGGACTAATGTCAAAAAAGATTAAAAGAATCTCGTTTGCAGCAAAAAATTATGGCTTGAGTTGGTTGCAAATAGACACAGGCTGCTGGGAAATTGTAGGCGCATGCGGTGCCGGTCGTCACTTGGTTGATCGTGGGATGCAAATAGAATATCACTACGGGAGCGGCTATAAGCGTATCGAAGCGAACATTGAGAAGATGGGGTAAGTATGGATATTGAGATTGGAAGTTTTTGGGTTTGGAAGTATACCCTTGTCGAGATTGATAGTATTAACGGTAATGACATTTGCTTTTACGATGCTAAAGGTAGATACGGGGAAGTTGAGAAAGATAGATTCTTGCGTGAATTTAAACCGCAAGCAGAAGCAAGCAAAGACGACAGCGCAAACATAGTAAACCATCCGCTGCACTACAAAGATGCAAGCGAGACTGAGTTCATTGAAGTTACGGCGAATATGTATTTTTTTGAAGGAAAATGTTTTGAGTACGTTTATCTAGCAGGTAGCAAGGGCGATTTTCTTAAAGATTTGAAGAATGCTGCTTGGTATGCCGAAAGGTGTTGGGCTAGACATAGAAGTGGTAACGATAGGATTCACTGGTTCGTTAAGCGAAAAGGTGAAGCTATTGCGCACAGCAGAGAGCAGCAGGGGCAGCTAGTAATAGCTGAGGTTATGAGGAATATTGTTAACAAGCGCTGGTGGCAAGTATATAACGCGCTATTGATTGAAATCGAAAAGTTAGAGAGTGAGGAGGTTATTAATGGCTGATGATGCTGATCGCGCAAACGACTATGTTGATTTAACACTGGCTCATTGCCTGAGTCGTGCTCCAAAATTCGATAAGCCGTCGCTGACGGAATGTTTGGAATGTGGCGAAGATATACCCGCTAAACGCCAAGCGTTGGGAGGAGTAATGCTCTGTATAAGTTGCCAAAAAATTTTTGAGAGAAGGAGAAAATCGTGGGAAAACTAAATGATAACCACAGAATTATCGCAATGTTAAAGCAACAAACACATGGCATCTCCAATCCTTTTGACTATAAAGGTCAAGATTATATACCTCATAAGTCTCGTAATAATCGCAAGACTAAGCGAAGGAAGAAATAATATGGTCAACGTAATTAATTTACCACAAAAAATTGACGAGCTTATTGATGTCATACAAAATGGTGGCGGGTTGATTGACTGGGTACAGGCTGAGCGATTTGAGCAAATCACTGGTATCAAGCAATCATCGTTACGCGGCAAGCATGAGATGTGGCCAGAAGGCATTGTCTGGGCTAAGTTTGATGACGGTCGCCTCTATTATAGTATTGCGGGGTATAACAATTGGGCAAGTCAGCAAGCAGCAAATCGCTGCCCACAGGCGTCACCGACAGAAACGGCACCATCCGTATCTGGTGGATGTGGCACAAAAAGAGACACTGGCAGACGCTTGAAAAGCTCCCCGCGACAGAACGTGGCTACACCGCCGCGTCTGTTATCAGAAATCGCCTAGCCGAACATGCTAAATGGGGCACACTTACTGATGATATCATCAATGAATTATGCGGTAATGATGATGCCCCAAAAACCACTCCTACCTTTTTAGACTATGCCAGGCTTTACTTAAAGCAAGCCGACGTCAGTAAAGCCACCTTACGTGAATACGCAAAATCCCTCGATAGATACTGGATACCGCCCTGGTACCAACGTGAAATCCATACTATTACCGCAAAAGAGGTCCGCACATTGATAGCGGACATTATTTGGTCTAGTGAAAAGACACGTAATAACAACTTAATCCCCTTACGCGGCGTTTTTGGCATTGCATTAGATGATAGCGTCATCCATACCAACCCAGTCGATAAGATAAAAAATACCAAACATCAAGCTCCGCCGCCGGACCCATTTAGCCGTGATGAAATGGAGCGCCTGCTTACCTGGTTGCATGACAAGCATGGTAAAGATGAAGCTGTATATTGGTTATATTTTGAATTGGCGTTCTGGACAGGAATGCGCACAGGTGAGCTGCTCGCACTGACTTGGGATGATATCGATTGGGATGCTGGACTAATTAAGGTTAGCAAGGTTATGAGTGATGGGGAGCTGGTTAATCGTACCAAAACCGCTGAATATCGTGATGTATTCTTTAATGCGCGCAGTGAAGATGCACTGAAGCGATTAAAATGTATCAAATCACCGGTCAGTGATCGTCTATTTATGTCACCACGCTTCATTAATAGTGCGTGGCAAACAGATAAGACGCCAAGACGAGCGCTTACCGCAGCGATGAAAGCGACTGGCATAAGACATCGAGCTACTTACACGACACGTCATACTTTTATAACAAACTGTTTAACAGATGGATTGAATATTTACTTTGTGGCCAAACAAACGGGCCATAGCGTAAGAACACTTGAGACTAGATATGCGCGCTGGATCGACGTGTCGAAAGCACGTAGTGAGATTGCTAAATTAGATACGGGGAGTAAGTGAGATGTTTATTAATCATAAGCGGTGCCCAGAATGTGGGGCAAGATTGAAGCATTACTACTGGTATTGTGGAGATTGTGACAATCAAAATTTGACCAATTGGCCATTAATGATAGCTATAGTTATAGCGTTTATAATTATGATGGGATTTATCGGGCTTAATTTCTTAGAAAAAGCTTGTAGTAATAGCTTTCTGCAGCAGTTAGTCATGAACTGGGGTATTAATTGCTAATCTGTGCCAAATTTGTGCCAAAAAAATAACTCAACGACCTAAGCCGTTGAGTTATATAGTATTTCTTGGTCGGAACGGCAGGATTTGAACCTGCGACCACTACACCCCCAGTGTAGTGCGCTACCAGACTGCGCTACGCCCCGAATGACTGACTATTTTACGCAAAATTATGCATATTGCAAGGGCTATTTATTTTAGTCAAAATCTACAATGGCATTTTACTTATCACAGTCAGTTGCATACACAGTTATTCAACCTTAACCCAATAGCTCTTTTAGGATTTGGTTGACTTGTTGCGGGTTAGCACTGCCGCGGCTGGCTTTCATCACTTGCCCAACCAAACCGTTAAAGGCTTTTTCTTTACCGCCGCGATACTCATCGACCATCGCTTGGTTTTTGGCAATAACGTCTTCAACGATGGCTTTAATCGCGCCCGTATCGGTTTCTTGCTTAAGCCCTTTTTCTTCGATGATTTTATCAGCAGCGTCATTAGCATCGCCGCCTTCGCGCTCATAAAGCGCACTAAAGACTTTCTTCGCCAATTTACCCGATAAAGTGTCATCTTTGATACGTGCCAGCATGCCAGCCAATTGCTTGGCGCTGATAGGCGAGTCGGCGATGTCTTTATCATCTTTGTTAAGGGCACCGAGTAGATCACCCATGACCCAGTTAGCCGCCATTTTGGCGTCTTGTTGTCCGACCTCAGCGACGACATTTTCAAAATAATCGGCGAGCGTACGGCTACCGGTCAAGATGCGAGCGTCGTATTCTGATAGTCCAAGCGCTTCTTCAAAGCGTGCACG